TCATCTTCAATCATATTAACTTCATTATTAAATTTGCCATTTTCAACCTTAATCGTTATATCATTAAATAATTGATTGTATTTTTCCCTTATCATTTCATATGATGTAACTAATAAACCCGTATCTTTAGACGCAATCAACTCAATATAATCTTTATCATCAATCCTTATAATAGAAGCATCATTGACTTTAGTAGGTTGTTGTGTAATTTTTATTTGATCATTTAAATTTTTAAGTGTTTCTATTAGATTTTTTATTTCTTTACTATTTTCATATATTTTTAAATAAGCGACAACGGCCTCACGATCAAATCTTACATCTCTTTGTTCAAGTATTTTTGTTTGTTCTTCATTTTCTTTTAGTTTTTTTTCAATTTCTTCTTTTGTTTGAATCATTTTAATAGTATTACTTGATATCATTTGTTTTATTACAAGTCTTTGAAATTCATTTGCATTTTCATAAACAGAAGATAATAAAGTAGTAAAAATATCTATAAATAAATTATAAATGAAACTTGCAGATGTTTTTATTACTTCACATGCTAAATTAAAAAATTTAGGTAATAATTCAATAATAAATTTACCCATTTCTTCTGAAAACTTTTCTGACATTGTTTTAAATTCTTCCTGTTTTATTCCTGTAAAATTTTGAATTGTATCTTGATCATTAGTTTGCAATGAAGATAATTTTCCATTTACAACGTTTAAAAATGAAGTTGAACCAATTATAATTGTTTTAATTAATGCAGACATAATACTTGATCCAATATTATAAATACCTAAAAATAATGGACCTCCTTGTTTCATCATTTCAATTAATGAATCAGTTAATTGTTTTAAAACATGACCTTGCAAATCAATTTGATTTCCTCTATTTGTAAAAAATTGATCATCTTCTTGTTTATTTTCAAGAACAATTAATAATAATTTTCCAAGATCTTCATTTTTTGATGATTCACTGACAAATTTTGATAATAAAATTTCAAGATCAATATTTTGTTTTAATGATAATGTTCCTTCTTTATTTTTTATTAAAAAGCCTGATTTTATTAAATCATTTGTAAAATCATGTAGAGGATCTGTAGTTTTTTTAAATGCTTCTGATAATTTAGCAATTATTTTTTCTTCTTCTTTAGTTTTATTATCTTGCTGAAGTTTTGAATACCATATTTTATATTTTAATAAAATATCATCAACATTTGATTTAGTAGAAATTGTAAAAATGCCTTGAATAAAATCTGAAATTGTTTTTAATCCGTCTTTTATTATTTTAAATAGTTCTCCATCAAAAATTGATTTTTTAAATTTTTCTATAATTATAATAAGTGGCATTGTTATTTTTTGTATTAATTTAGGATCTATTTTTCTTATAGATTGGTTTATATTTTCTAATAATTGTGAATAATTTTGAGTTAATTTTATAACATTTTCTTGGTAAGCAGCATTTCCTGCGATGCCTTTAAAAATTGCTTCGAAAGGGTTTGTGAAATCGAGAACTTTTTTAAGTTCTTTAATTGAGTTTGTCAGTTGTTTTGTTATTTTTAGTTGAACGTCAAATGGGTTTTCTTGATTTAATTTTTGTCTTATATCTTCTTGTGACATAGACATATCTTTAAAATTCATTATTGTATTAAGTGTTTCAGCAGACAAGCCTGTTATTTGTTGCATGAGTTGTTTTTCATGTCTGTTTAGAGTTGCGAATTGTTTTCCTGTTTTAAACATTGAATCTCTTAACATTGTGATCATTTTTGCTGGATCTTCTGCTGTTAAAAGATCGTATGCATCTATAAGAGCACCAAAAGATTGAAATAGTTTTGTTGATACATCTGCTGCTGATTCAAAAGAAGATATTCTTGAGAATATGCCTGTTACATCTTCTGTTTTAACTCTTAGTTTTATTAATTTTGCTGACATTTCAGAGAGTTCAAATTCAGAGAAGTGTCCGAATTCTTGTATATTTAGTCTTAGTTTGTGATAAATAGAGCTTATTGATTTTGAATCTATGTTAAATTTTTTGCTTGTTTCGCTTATCGCGACCATTGTTTTGTGTAATTGATCGTTTATATTTTCTATATTGACATAAGCATTTAGAGCATAATAATTTAGTTCTTGTATTCCTATACCTAATTGTAGTTGAGCTTCTTTTAGATAGAGTATACTGTTCATTGTAGAGAGATTTTTACCAAAAACCTCGCTAAACATTCCTAGGCCTGAAAGTATTTTATTTGCTTCATCAAGTAATTGAGTTTCATTTTCGTATCCGAAGATTTGTGTAACTCTTTCATTTAAAATTGTAAATTTATTAATTGAATTTTTTATTTCATTTGATAGATTTAAAACATTTTTACCTAAAGATGAGTTAAAAGAAACAGTTTCTTTGAATTGTTCAGTTGCATTTCCTAATTGTTCTATTATTTTTTTTCTAAAAGAAGTACCTATTTGATTTGCAAAAGAACCAAACATAAAAGGTAGTGAAAAAGTTAATTTAATAAAATCAGTGACTAAAGAAGTAACTGATGAAAATAAATTAAAAACAATTGACGTAGCTGATTTTAATATGTCAAAAATTATTTTATATGGATTTGATTTAAATCCTTCGGTTTCATTTTCAATATTTTCTTTAAATTTATTAATTTTTTCTGTAAAGAATTTCATTAAAATATTAGAGCTATGTATAGATTTTATATTTTCTTGAATATTTTTTTGTGTTGTTTTAGTTTGTGTTTGAGCATCATCAAATTGTTGTTGAGTATTTTCAGAGTTTGTTTTTTGTTGTTGTGATATTTTTTCAAGTTGTTTTTGTTGTTGTGAAATGCCATTATCAATTTTTGTAGATGTTTTTTCTAATTCTTTAACAGTAGATGGGTTTATATTTGGTTTTGCTTTTTTTTGTGAAATAGAGTTTAATGTTTTATGTAATCTGTCAAAATTTTGCATTAATTGATTTGAAGAGTTTTCAAGATTTGAATAAATAGTTCCTAATTGTGAAAAAACATTTGCTTGTGATTCAATATTTCTTGTTGTTGCTTCATTTACTTTTTGAAAATTTATTAATGTATCATTTAATGCTCTTATTAAACTTAATTGCTCACCTAAATCATCTACATTAATTGAAGTTGACAATTAAAGTCTCCAGTTAATTCCAGAAATATCTTCAAACTTACGTGTTATATCTTTTTTGGATTTAATAAGAAGTGTAATCTGGGATAAATCTGGATTACTCTCGTTTAAAGCCTGTCTTAATTGTTTTGACACGGTTAATAATTCATAAAGAGTTTGAAGTTCAAGTTCATTTCCTTCAAGCTCAATATTAAAATTTTCACCCATTATAAATTTTGCTGCAATTTTATGCAGAAACTTTTCTTTTTTAGATAAATTCATTTTACACCAATTTGTTAATATAATTTTATTATAAATATATTATTATAAAAACTTTCTTGCATTTCTTGAACCACTATTTGTTCTTTGTGCATTTGATGTAGCTTTTGTATTATTTTCTTTTGCAGTCTCAAACTCTTTTTTTAATCTACTAATAAACCAAAAACGCTCCCAAACTGGTAATTTATAAGCATCATTATAAGTAAAACCCAAATGATAAACCAATATAAATAATTGTTCAAGATATAAATCCTTATCCTCAGGATTCAGGCCAAAAAAATGATGCTCCCATTGGTAACACAACCTCACTTTGCTCATGACAACTTGGACAAGACATCCACGACTTCATATCAACACCCGGTTCATTATTATCTAAAAATTTTCTCAATGCTAAAGAATCTCTCGCAGGAATATTGTTCACAAAAAATGTTAACTTATTCCTGTCAGTTATACCATCAACTGAAACAATCGATCTTGATAACCTATCAGTAATTGCTGAATCATATTTCATTCCAGCTTTTTTCTTTCTCTCATTTGTTAACATCATCTCACGCTCATCATGCCCAGTTAAAAACTTAACTTTTACAACCTTTTTCGTTACAGGCAACTGAATCTCAAATAAATTTTCACCTAATGCTACAGGCTCAATCTGCAACCTTTTAATAGATAACTGAGATAAATCAAACGACTGCTTCGATTTATGTGAACATAAAGGACAATCTACCTCAACATCATATGAAGCACCATATCCTGTAATTCTCAAAGAAACTAACAATGCATTTCTATCACCTGATACTAAATCATCAGGATCAATAGTCTTATCAACCAAACATGAAGATATTAGTTTTGATAAAACAGTTCCATTTTTAATATATGCCCTACTTGTTAAAATATCCTCTTCACGAGCAGTCATTGGCTTAATCTCCAATGTCTCTTTTCCATATAAAGGACCACTCTGAGGATATAAAATTCCTAATGAAGGCAACGGCACAGCCTCAACTGCAATATCAAGACCAAAATCATCTTTCATAACATTCGATGCTCTAATAAGACCATCTTTTTTAAACTGTGCAGGATCTATTGGCGTATCTAATGAATTACTCATATTTTTTAATTTATCTCCATTTTATTTGTTTTTTTAAAAATCTGATATATAAATATCATATCACACTAACTAAACTTGTATCATTATAACTACTAGTATCAGTAAATAAACTTAAATTACTTAATATCTCATCTAACTCTAATCTTATTATATCACCTCCTCCACCACTTGTTAACTTTAATATAACTGTTCCTCTTATAATATAATTTTCCATATCCCTCTTTACAACAGGATCATCAAAATTTTTAGGTAAATTTAACACATATGAATTTAATAATCCTATACTTACCATCCTGTCAAATAAACTTCTCATCTGAATTTCAAATTTTTGGTATACATTTTTTATTTTACTATTATTATAGAACAAGATACCACCATCAATAACTGATGAATCTAAAAATATATTAAACTTAACTAACTTCTTAATCAAATTTATTACTCTAACATATACTATCTCCCTAAATATACTATCTCTTATTGTATATGAACTATGTTCTGATATTAATTTAATAATGCTACTATCACTACTACTAATATAATTTATATTATTTAATCTTAAATACTCTTTAACTATATCTAATTGATCATTAGGAATACTTTCTTGAATATCTTTAATTAAACTGATAGTATTTTCAATACCTTTAATATCAGTTCCAGTTAATGTTAAATTAAAATTATTAACTAAAAACAATGCAGGAACTATACTTTCAGATGGTAAATAAAGATTTATATTATCATTAAATTTATATTGTAAAGGTACATAAATAGGCATATAATATCTACTACTAAAATTATTTATTAAACTACTAACTTGACCTTTAATTAACTCACTATGAATATTAGATAAATTTAATCCATCAGGTAAAGTTAATTCATTAATATCTATAAATTCAAATTTATTTATTGTATAACTATTATTATCAATATTATAATATCTTAGAATATTATAATTGTTATTCATTAAACCTTTGTTTGAAATTTGTGCAAAATAAGGTAAAATATCTGTTACACCTTGTTGATTATTAATAATTTCATTATATGAATTAATAATATTATTAGAGTTAGAATAACCAGAAATATCAGAAATAAAAATAAATCTTCTTTGTTCTTCAGCAATATTAATACATTTATCAATTAAAGAAATATCAGATAAACCAGGAATAACTAAAATATCACAATTACAATTTTCATAATTTGTAGTAATATCAATTGCTTTTTTATAAGCATTATATGTAGGACCATCTATATTTGAATTTTCATATTCTCCACTACCCTCACGTATAATTGCATTATTAGTTAAATATCTTTTATCAAAATCAAGATAATTCGTTCCATCAAATCCGCCATATGTAAAAAAATCAAATGATAATTTATTTGCAAATTCATTTTTTAAACTATTATTTTCATATAAAGAATTATCATCTAAATTAATAAATTTATAATTAGTAAATAAATCACTATTTTTTTGTTGATTTATAGAACCTGATCTTAAATAAACTGCATCATCAATATTTTCTTTATAACATATTTTTTCTAAATTAAAATATGAATTACAAAAAGTATCATCTTGACGCCATATGTTTTTATTATCAGTTCTATTTGTTGAAAAAAATCTTGTGTAAAAATAATGAGGTGAAAACATATTAGGTTTTATAACTGATATAATTGCTTTACTTCCAGATTTAGTTTCTGTATATTTGTCAACAAGTTTATTAATATCTTTTTTACTTCTTCTAAACTGAACACCCCAATGATTTGTAATATTAGAACATAAACTTGCGTTTAAGTTTTTATAATAAATATATTCAATAGGAGTTTGTATAATATTAAAGTTGTTTAATGTGTTATTATAATTTTCAAATGAGTTTTTATCAAAATATAAATGATGGTATGCTCTAAAACCTGAAGGAATATATTTACATATTTTATGTTTATTTATTCCATATTCAATTTCATCAGTTATTTCAACTCTTAAATATTTGCTTTTATTTTCATAAATTCCATTTTCAACGATTTTATTTGCTGAAAAATCATAATATTTATATTTTGTTCCTATTACTCTGCAAATATAATTTTTATCATCTTTATCAAGACAAACATTTGTATAATTTTCTAATATTTCATAAGAATTATCTCTTGAGTCATATTGCATAATATAAATATCAAATTTTGCATATTCAATAGAATTATCATTATTTGAATATGATCCTTTATGTGTAGGATTAATTTTTATTCTAAATCTATTTCCTACTTCACCATCATCAAGTGCATAAAATCTAAATAAATTATCAACATTTTGATGTATATTAATTCTAGAAATATCAGTTAAATTTGATCTATCAACAGGTTGTGATGTAACCCATGGTGTTTTTGCAGTTTGATATTTGTCTTCAAATGAACAATAATCTATTTGATCAACTTGATCTTCATCTTTTTTAAATACAAATAAATAATCAGATTGTGAATCATTTCTATTTAATAATTTTAAATCTTCATTAAAAAACCAAGAAACATGTCCTTTTTCTCTTAATAAATTAAAATCAAAATTATTTTGTAATATACCATTATTTTCTAAAATTGATATTGTATTATTATCTTTAATTTTAATTTTATTATTATTTTTATGTCCTTTTAAATTTATAGATTTAAAAATACCATTTACAGAAGTTATAAAATTTGAACCTTGTAATGTTGAAAAAGTAAAAGTACCTATACTACTATTATTTATTTGATTATTTAATAGATTATTATTAAATGCTGAAACAATAATTGGACTTATACCTTCAGCAGTAAAAAAACAATTATTTATAAATATTGTATTATTTCTTGTATCAGTATCAGAACTATTAAAACCAAATTCATCAAAGATATTTTGTCCAAAAAATTTTAAATCATTATTTGCATTTCTAAATCTATTACATAGAAAGTTTGTTGTTCCTGAATCACCACCAGCAATTGCAAATCTATTATATTCATTTCTTGTGTGGTTTAGTGTTCCTTTTGAAATTGAATTATTAACATGGAATCCTGAATAATTAAATAGTCCTGTTGATTCATTTAATTCACCGTTTCCTATACCAAGGATTCTTGTATGAACGCTGTTTATTCCACCATTTAGGTTCCATAAACTTATTGTTTTATAACCATAATTTGGTGTATAATAACTAAATTGATCATATGTGTGACCGATAAGATTTTGTCTTTCTGTTCCTAATGAATTATTAAGATTATTTATTATTTGTATTTCTTCACCTGATACAGATACAGAATTAGTATTAACAATGTCTTTTGGAATAAATGCTGGGCCAGAATAGCATGGTGATATAATGTTTAAAGTTTCATTTATTAAACTTGCATTTTGTTTTAAAAAATTTTCATTTATATTATTTAATGTTGTTGCATTAAAATAAGAAAATGGTGTTAAGTTTGACATTTATTTAATCACCTGATATATCTTGTTTATTATAATTTTAACTTTTATTTTAAATATGATAAAACATATTAGAATTAAAATAAAGTAAATTTTATAATAAATATAATTCTTAAATAAATAAAGACATATTTTATTATGTCTTTGTGTAAAAACTATAAATGTTTAAAAAATATTAGTATTGAAGTACGCAGTTATCAAATCTAATTGTTAAAGAAATATCTGTTGGTTCATCACCGTCATAGGATAAATCACCAAAGTTTGCTTGTGTTAAAAATGCACCTTTAATGTCCCATAATTCAACTACAGTTCCGACAGGATCTAACATTTTTAATTGGCAATCACGTTTATAAAAATCAGCATATCCTGCACGACCAGAAACTGATTCAAAATGTGTTCTAATCCATTCCATTACTTGTTGTGCACCAGATGGAGCAATAGGATCATGTAAATTTACACTAATTGAATCAAATTTTCCTTTTCCTGCTAAATAACGTGTGCTATTTATCCAAGGTATTTCAGTTTCATTTATTGAAATAGATGGTCTTGAAGCAGACTTTAATAAAAATGCATCAATACCCTCAATTGCAAAAACCCATCTATTTTTTCTTTTTGGCTCAAACTTATTAGGTATCATCTCTGTGACTGAGAGTGTTTCAGCTACCATTTGTATTTTTCTCCTGTATTTATTTTATATATATTTATCTAATTACTATTATAATGTATTTGTTACTATAAAATCTAATGATATAAACTCAATTGATTTAGTGGGTTGCAAATATATCTTACCACGTATTGTGTTATTTTCAATATCATTCTGCGTGGTTGTAGATGAATCAATTTGAACTTTATATCTTGTAACTCCTTGCCTTCTTTGCGCATCCTGCATTATAGGCTCAACTAATCTACTAAAATTAGCAAGAGTTGACTCTCTATTAGGCTCAAATAATAATTGCTCACCAATCTTTTTAACTTTTCTTCTTAAATCAATTAAAAGTCTTCTAACATTTATTCTATCAAGCGCAGATTCACCTTGTAATAATGTCTTTTGACCAAATACATACACTTCACCAGGTCTTCCAGCAGGCTCATATAATGGATTAATGTCAACATCATATATCTCATTTAATAAATCACGATTCATCTGCACTGAAACTCCCTTTGAACCAACAACAGCACCTCTATTTAAACCAGCAGGCGCAAACCAAGGCGCAGATAACGCATCATTTCTAGATATAACTCCCATTAACGCAACTGAAGGTGGCACAACAATCAATGCATTATCAGATGGTCTAGGCATAGTAACATTTGGAAAATATGCAGCACCAAATGATGAATCAAGCAACCTAACTTCAAACTTACTCAATGTGTTTCTTACATGTGGCTTCACTAACGCATCTTCAACAACAACACCTAATGCATCAACTTCTTCTATATCCATTATATACAATGCATCAAATCTCTCCTCACACGACTTAACAGCATGATCAGTTATTATAGATGCTCTTTGACCAGGTATAGCAAGAACCTGAAACTCAGCAGCAGATTTATCACTCAATACATCAACTGCTTTCATATAAGCATTAACTGTTGGACCAGTCTTTTTATTAACTGCTCCCTCATCATAATACTCTCTCAATGATGCTGCACCTGTAAACTTAGATTTCTCATCATCAAATATATTTACACCATCAAATCCACCCTGAAACATACACCTAAACTTAAGAAATCTACTATTCTTTGCAAAACCATCAGTTGATATTTTTAAAAATCTTTTATTAGTATCAGCAACACTTTTTTTGTTATCTCTACGATATTCTGCACCATTAAATGATAATAATTCATCACCACTTAAATCTCTAACTAAAATGTTTTCAAGATTAAATTCAGAATTTTGAAATGTTGCAACATCAGCATCAGATCTTAAAACAGGAACAGATCCAAAATGTGGGAAATATTTTGCATATGATTTAATTGAATCATTAAATCCTTCTTCAATTAATTCTCTTAATTCACTATCTTTATGTTTTCTTTTTGCAAATTTAACACCCCATGCCAAATCATCATCTGCTTCTTTATTTGCACCTACATTTCTTGATATTGATTTAACATATTCAATAGGTGGAACCATTGCATCTGAAAGAATTGTTAATGGTAAATTATTTGCACCTGTAAATATTTTATTTGCATCAGCAACATCTATTTCAACAAAATTTTCTACTGATTTTGTAAAAATATAGTCATGTCCTAAGAAGCCGCATGGAAGAGCATCTATATTAACTTCTCCATTTAGCATATCATCTGATAATTCTACTCTTACAAATTTATTTTTAAGTTCAAATGAGCCATCTACAACTAGTTTTTGTTTTGATTCATCTCTTTCAAAATCAAAAAATGAGTGTTTATCACCTATTACGCGTGAAATGAAGTTTTTGCTATTTGGATCTAAACTTAAATTTTTCCATGCTACAATAATGCTGCCTGAAATAGGATTTGATTCTAATCTTTCAAGAGTTAAATCAAATGATCCAAATTTATTTTCACCTGCATATGCTAAATTTGATACTAATAATCTAAATAAACCATTGCTAATTTCACCATCATCTAATGCATGCAATCTAAATAATTTTTTAGATGTTGAACCATATCTTTGTGATGTTATCCATGGTGTTTTTGCTGTTCTATATCTAGAACTAAAATCTTCATAATTAGGTTTTCCTGCTGCACTTGAATTTCTACCAGCTGCACCTGCTACTAAAAATCCAATCATGTTTACATAATCACCTACTAATTGTACACCAGTACGATTTAATCCTACATTTGAAGGAGTTGCAACAGATGAATCAATATCCCAGTGTGCATATAAATAATGTCCTAATTCTTCAATTTTTGTAGGATCTGTATTTAAAACTTTTGCAAAATATGCAGGAGATTCAGGATCAAATGAACAACTTAAAATTGCAGGATTTTTCGTATTAGAATATCCATTTAATATTAATTTAAATCCTTGATCTACAACTTCACCTACAACATAACCTACTAAATTATCTGTAACAGTACCACCAAATGATAAATCATGAGATTCTTTTCTAGGATTTGCATTAGCTTTATTTACATCATGAAATTGTGTAAGATTAGCATTTACATTAAGTGCTGGTCTTACACCTTGTGGTGTCATTAAAACACCACGTATAATAGGTTGTGCTTCTGTTCCTGTATTAATACCTGAATCTTTTAGTGTTGTATTACTAGCAGTTTCTTTCATGAAGCAACCGAGAAAGTGAGTGCGGCCTAGTTCAATAGCACTTTCTGAGTCTGATATATTTGCATGTGGGTTATCGTCTATTTTGCCTAGGTCGCCTTCTTGTTTTTGAACTAGTTTATTTCCTACGATAAATCCTGATTCTTCTACTCTTCCGCCGCCTGAAGAAGCTTTTCCGTCGCCGACGCCTAATATGCGAATATATGTTCCTGATTGTGCTGATTTCATCCATTCATTGAGTGCTAGTGGTGCGAAAATATTTGAGTTGCTATTTTTATTTTTTTCAAGCATATTTCCGAACATTTCATTGAATTGCTGCATATTTGCAAATGTTTGCGGGACAAAGGCAGGACCTTTTCTCGCAGGACCTACAACAGCAGCTGGAACTCCTTGAGGTAATTGTTGTGGATTTCTTACTTGAGAGAGGTCAATCTCATTTAGTATTACTCTTGCTGAGCCTTGTCCAGCCATGTTTATTTACTCCTGTTTTAATTTTTAATTTATTTGTGATTTACTTTATTAATTATAATAAAAGCTATTTTTTAAGTTATTTATTGAATTATTATGATGGGAATTCAACACCACTGTTTGTAATAACGAAGTCCATTGCAATATATTCAACAGCACGTGTTGGAATAACAATTATTTTTCCATTTAATCTATTATTTTCAACATCTTCTTGAGTATTATTTGTATCATCCATAATAACTCTAAAACCTTCAATGCCTTGATTAATTTGAATTTGTTGTAAAATTGAACTTGCACTTGAAATAAATCTATTTCTTGTTTGTGTATCATTTTGCTCAAATAATAATCTTTGAGCAATTTTTTCAATTTCTGATTTAATTCTTACCATTAATCTTCTAACATTAACACGATCAAGAGCAGTTCTTGCAATTTGTGTTGTTTTTTGACCAAATATTACAAACTGATTATTAGGGAAATTTGCAATAGGATTAATTCTACCCTCATATAATGTATCTCTATCAGCAGAATTTAATCTTACATCTGTTGAAACTACATTAGCTAATGCTCCACGACTAAATCCTGCAGGAGCAAACCAAGGTGTTCCAGTACTATCTGTTTTTGCAAGCGCACCCAACGCAACAACAGATGAAGGAACTTTTATTGATCTTAAATTTGTCACTCTTCCCTCAGGATCATCTCCTATATCCTGCATCACAACATCAGGAAAATATGTAGCAACATATGATGAATTAATTTCTCTAGCATCAAAAACACTCGTTGTTATATCAACATCAGGTCTTCCAGATGATAATCCCAACGACGTAGTATAAATACGTGCAGCATCTTTATCATAATGTGGTATATCCATCAAATATATCGCTTTTCCATACGATTTAACTCTTCTAGCAGCATAATCTGTTATAAGCGATTCCCTTATTCCTGGCACAACAAGAATATTATTCGTCACTACCATCTCATCTGTCATTAACTTAATTGCATTTTTATACGACATTACACCATTATTTACAACACCAACACCCTGCATTGGATCTTCTCCAGATGTTGCAGCAAGACCACTACTATAACCACCTTCATTAGCATGTCCACCCTCCTCTGTTGATGTCGACTTATCAGTCATATAATAATCATCACGATCAAGTATATTTAATCCATCAAATCCACCATAAAATGGCGCAGTAAACTTTGCCATTAAATTATACTTGTTAAACTTAACAGCATCCTCAGCTAATAAACTAGCAAATGTTGCACGAATATCTTTAGCGTCAGCAGATTCA